CAACAATGAAGTAGTATTCCAGCAACAACAGCTAGAAGAGCAGAGAATCGACCTAGAATACGAAAATCAGCGGAGACTAAAAGAACAAAAAAGAAAGCTTTTAGATGCCGCAGGATTCGGCACAGATGTATTTGCCGGAACCGAACCAATCCAAGACGGTATTACCACCGAAAGCAAAGATCCTTCAGGCGGCAAAGCTGGCGCATTAGCCGGTATAGCTCCAAGTGATCCCGGCGTAGACATCGCTGGTATCATGGCTCTTGGTGGAAGAAACTGGGGTAAAATGATTTAGGAGTTATTATGTCTATTAAAAGTAAACATCCAATACACGTCGAAGTACGCTCACGCTATGCCGACGAGTCAATCGAAAGAATGATCAAAAGATTTACCAAAAAAGTGAAGAAAGAGGGAATCATTGCGAAAGTTCTAGAAAAGAGAACTCACGAAAAACGCTCAGATAAAAAGCGAAGGCTCGAAAAAAGACGAAAAAAAGTTTTAGATAAGCTCAAAAGAAAAAACGAACAGAAGTTACATAAGTAATATATAAGGTATTTCTATTACTTACATACTAATTAGTCATATAATAAAGGAGAAATTACATGTCTTCCATGCTCGAACAAGCCATTGTTGATGCCGACCAACTAAAAGAAACCGCCAAAATGACCGCTGAAGAGGGGGTTGTGGAAAAATATCAAGATGAAATTAAAGAGGCGATTGAGAAAATTCTTGAGCAAGAAGAGACAGTAGATGCCGAGGTTTCCCTTGATGGCGACACTCCTTCTTTAGAAGTTGTCGAAGAATTACCTTCGGCTCAAACAGCAGATGGCGAAGAGGTTGTGCAAATCGACCTCAACCAATTGGAAGAGATGATGGCAGATGAATTAGCAGCCGGTGAACTTGATCCTGACGATATGCTTGATCGTGAGCAAGTTGCCGAAGAACTAGATGCAATTGCTTCAGACAGCGGCGGCATAAGAGTAGCAATCGAAGAAAGTGATCTCCTAGAATTAGCAGAAGAAGACTTAGAAGAAGAAATTGAGCTTGATGAAAAAGGTCTCGCAGCAGTAATCGCTGAAATGCTTAGCGACGACGCAGACGATGACGGTGACCCTGATGTTGCAGATGATCCTGACGACACTGAGGGAGATCTTGAGGAATCAAATGCAGGTAAAACAACCGCAAAGAAAGCTCGAACTGAAAAGAAAACGATGAAGGATCTCGATGCAGATGCCAAGACGAGAGAAACAGACTTTTTGAAGAAGAAGTCAGAGGCAACAAATGAATCCAGACGCCTGAAAAGAGAAAACACTTCTCTTCTTAAAGAACAAACAAGAACAGATAAGAAAGCCCATCTATTGAAAGAAAAACTTGATAAGTATGGCACAGTCATTACAAAGCTTAAAACAAAGCTTAATGAAAGCAACTTAACAAATGCTAAGTTGTTATATCAGAACCGCATTTTAAATAGCGTCTCCTTGAATGAGCGACAAAAAGATAAAATTGTCGAGGCTATCTCAAATGCAACTACGGTTGAAGAAGCAAAATTAATTTTTGAAACTCTTCAAAGTGCGGTGGGTATCTCTAAGAAGAAAAGATCTAAGAGAACAGAATCACTGAACGAAGTTGTAACACGTAGCTCTTCAGCATTTATTCCTCGTAAAGAGGTACAACCCAAAGCTGATGCCTTCTCCGAAAGGATGAAGCGTTTAGCTGGATTGAAATAGAATAAATCATAAGGAGATAAAAAAAATGTCTATTTTACAAAAACTTACAGAGGGTGTCGTTAATCGCGACATGCGTCAAGAAGGCGCGGCTCTACTCCAGAAATGGGAAAAGACCGGTCTTCTAGAAGGTATGGGTAGCGACAATGCCAAGAACGGCATGGCTCGTCTACTTGAAAACCAAGCGAAGCAGCTTCTTAAGGAAGCCGCATCGTCAATGGCTGGTGGAGACGTTGAAGGTTTCGCCGCCGTTGCATTCCCAATTGTCCGTCGTGTATTCGGCGGTTTGATCGCTAACGATCTCGTTAGTGTTCAACCTATGAGTCTACCTAGTGGTCTCATTTTCTTCCTAGACTTCACATTTGGTGGAACTGCTGACGACACAACCAGCCGCCTTGGCTTTGAGGTTTCAGAGTCACTATATGGTGGTGGTCGTGTTGGTTCAGAGATCACTGGTGGTGTGGATTTAGCTGGTAGTGAAGGTACTTCCGCTGGTCAGTTCTACAACTTGACCAATGGTTATGCTTCCCCCACTGGCTCTTCGGTTTTGATTACAAGTACTGACGTTACTCTTCGTGCTTCTGGTACTCTTGGTGCGCATGGTATAACTGCTAATAATGGTACCGGCGATCTCCCAGGTCATGATTCCGGTTTCGGTGGAATGTCAGAGAACGCCATTAACCAAGTTCTTCGTCGGGATCCCGATCTTACTTCTGGTTCTTACTGGGCTATTGGTGAGTGGACTCCTGATTCAACTCAACAGTTCAACTTTAAAGATATGGCTGCTGTTAGTTTAACTACTACTGGTAGCCAGCAAGGTACTTTGGTTCGTCGTCTAACGGCTCTGAGCGCTAGTGAAAATGGAGCTACTATTAGTCAAACCGTAGTGCGTCTTTTGTGTGTACAAAGCGGAAGCGCAATCCAAGCCGGGAAAACTTTAAATGGTACTCTAAACGGTTCTACTCTTTATTGGCCACAAACCGATGATTTCGTCGCTGGTGGAGCAATTGGCTCTGTCGTAGGAGATACATCTTGGGGCTTGGAAGGCAACGTTAATATTCCCGAGATCAACCTCAGTGTTGATTCCGTGAGTGTCACAGCCATCACTAAGAAGCTCAAAGCTAAGTGGACACCCGAATTGGGTCAAGATCTTAATGCATATCACAACTTGGATGCCGAAGTCGAGCTAACTGGACTTCTTTCCGAGCAAATTGCTCTTGAGATCGACCGTGAGATCCTTGAGGATCTCGTCAAGGGTGCTACCGGTGGTACTTACTACTGGGCACGTAGTCCTGGTCTATTCGTAAACAAGAAGACTGGTGCAGAGGTTGGTCAATCTTCGGCTGCTCCTGACTTTACTGGTACTGTTTCTGAGTGGTATGAGACCCTTGGTGAGACTATTAACGATGTATCCGCACAAATCCACAGAAAAACACTCCGTGGTGGTGCTAACTTCATCGTTACTTCGCCAGAGGTTGCCAATATTCTTGAGTTTACTGCTGGTTTCCGAGCTAACGTCACTTCTGACGATGCCAAGGGAACTGCTGGTACTCAGCAAGTTGGTACACTCAGCAAGCGTTACGACGTGTTTGTTGATCCTTACTTCCCACGCAACCTCGTGTTGATTGGTCGCAAGGGCAGCAGCTTCCTAGAGAGCGGTTATGTATACGCTCCTTACGTACCCCTACAGGTCACTCCCACCATCTTTGGTGTAGAGGACTTCGTACCACGTAAGGGTGTCATGACCCGTTACGCCAAAAAGATGGTCCGTCCTGATATGTACGGTCTCGTCGTTGTGCGTGGTCTTCTAGGTGAGAGTGGTGCTACTAGCTAAACCAATCTAACTTAGATTAGTTATACTAACCCCGGATCTCTTTTGAGGTCTGGGGTTTTTTTATATCCAATAAAATCATATGCATAAAGTGCCCCTTCTCACATTTTTTCTAAACGATGTACTGCAAGACATTCACCCTACTACTTACCGTACCCATGTTTATAACATGATTAAAAATGGCGAGAGCCAAGGAGGATTTTATATGGGTTCAAAGAGAATGGGTCTTGCGAGAACGCAAGCCTTAATAGAAAATTTAAAGAGAGAGATTAATTGGGGCGTCGGAACTAGCTTTGGTTCTGCTGCGGGATCCCAAGTAACCGGCTGGAAGATTGGAGCGGAAACTATTGAAGAGGCTGTTGAATTGGAAGCTGGTGATCACAATACAATTTTTGAAGTTGATGCAGACAGTGGCGCCTATGCCATTACACTTCCAACGGCAACAACTGCCGCCGAAGCAACAGCGCTTAAAGGGTGGAAGGTGAGACTGATATTGACTGATGTGAATGCTTCTAATGATGTTACTGTTATCAGAGGGGATGCATCTAATGATACGCTTATTGGTAATGTTTTTGGTGCTGCTGATGCAGCCGCTGATGCTATGACAATTACTTCACATATTGTTACCTTTGACGCATCTGGAGATGATGCAGTCGGTGATTATGTAGATATCGTATGTTTCTCCGCAGATGCGACTAATACCAAGTTTATTGCTACTGGATATGTCGCGTCTTAATTGTTAATAAATATAAAATTTTATGTTTTACCCCCTCTTCGTGAGGGGGTTTTTTATTCAACGCTTAAAAATAACGCAGCCCAATTTTTTGAGATTTTACCCTTTATATTTTTTTCTAACTATTTACAATAACCATCAAGGAGAACTAACAATGGGAAAGAAAAGAAGAATCATACACAGTAGTAGTAAGTTTGCAACAAAGCATGCTACACATCCAGCAAAGAAAGCTGTAGCTACAACACCAGTATTAGAAGTTGCAGAAACGCCGATTGTGAAAGTGAAAACACCAACAACTACAACCCCTAAGACAGCCACTAAAAAAAAGACGCGACCTTGGTCTAGAAAGTAGAAAGAACAATTTGCGATTTAGTTCTTCTCTCACTATTTACTAGGAGGAGAACTATTGTATGGCAGTCCCCACACTAACACCAACATCACAGACCAGCGCTATTGTTTTACCTTCGGGCAGTACGCCAGCAATTGCTGAAGCTGCCTCATTTCCCTTTACAGTCTATACAGCAGATGAATATTTCTTATCTGGTGCGTCTGATCAAGTAGCCTATACCTATAGGAAACTTGGTGGTGATGTATTAGATATTGAAATCACTAAAGAACAAGTTTTTGCTGCTTATCAAGAATCAGTATTAGAATATTCTTATCTTCTCAATATTCACCAAGCAAAGAATTCTTTAGGAGATCTTCTTGGCGCCAAAACTGGCTCATTCAACGAAGAAGGTCAACTGCAAGACACTACCGGCTTAAAAGATGTAGCGCTAAAATTTCCTAAGTTCAGATTTGAGTACGCTCGTCGTGTGGCACATGGCTATTCAACAGAAGCGGGAATAGGCGGCGAAACAAGAATCTATTCTGCCAGCTTTGATACAGTGAAAAATAAGCAAGATTACGACTTACAGGAAATTGTATCCTCTTCTGCCAATACAGATACAACTGTGCCTTATTACGGACTAGTTGGCGACAACAGAATAAATATTACTAAAGTATATTATAAAACACCACAAGCTATGTGGAGATTTTATGGTTATTACGGCGGTCTCAACACTGTTGGCGATTTAGCTAGTTATGGTCAGTATGCTGATGATAGCACTTTCCAATTAGTACCACCGTGGCAAAATAAAGCACAAGCCATGGCATTTGAAGACGCTATCTACACAAGAAACAGTCACTACTCATATGAAATCAAGAACAATCGTTTAAGAATATTCCCCAACGTTGTGCATGTTAGTGCCAAAAAAATGTGGGTTGAATTCTTTGTAGACCCAGATGATCCATGGGTTAATACTTCTGGTGTTGATGCGGGAGTCGGCGGTATAAATAACATGAATGCATTACCTTTCGAAAATACCCCTTATCAAAAGATAAATTCTATTGGCAAACAATGGATTAGACGCTTTGCTATAGCAGTGTGCAAAGAAATGTTAGGAAACATTCGCTCTAAGTTCGGCTCAATACCAATCCCAGGCGACAGCGTAACTTTAGATGGACCAGCCCTTATAACTCAAGGTCAAACCGAACAAGAGAAGCTGCGAGAAGAATTAAAAACAATCTTCGATGAGCTTACTTACGCCAAGATCGCAGCCAGCGATGTAGAGCTAGCAGATGCTGTCAACAGTGTTGAAAAACGCATACCTATGTTGATATTTACAGGATAATAAGCCATGGCTGACAACGAATGGACCCAACCTACTCAACCGCCCCCTCCGTTGTTTCTAGGTGAAAAAGAACGCAACCTTGTAAAGCAAGTTAACGACGAACTTATTGAGCGAGTTGTTGGACAGGGCATCTTCTATTACCCTATCAGTATGGAGCATACCAATTTCCATTCTACATATGGAGAAGCAATTGAAAAAACGTTTTTGCCCCCTATAAGAGTTTTTGCTTTGATTGTGTGGGAAGGCTATACCACTGAACTAACAAATATGGGTCTAGACAAAAGACTGTCTATTACTGTAAAATTTCATAATAGAAGAATATCAGAAGACCAAAATTTATATGTAAGAGAGGGCGATTTTATAAAATATGGAGATACTTTCTTCGAAATTGTCAGTTGGAACCAACCAAAACCTTTATTCGGACAAGTCGACAACCAAATGGAACTTGAAGTAAAATGTATCAAGGCACGCGAAGGAGTATTTGATGGCAAGTAATGACCAATATAGAGGCGTAAAAAATGCGAAAGACAATATCAAAGTAGAAGAAGTGTTTCCCTCTACTTTGGAGACTATCGACACAGCATTTTTTGATTTTATTGACAAAAAAATGAATAATCACGCAACTACCAATAAAGGTTGGAAGAAAGTACCTGTTATGTGGGTCGCTGCAGAACGATCTTTCTTGACTAAAAATAAAAAAGAATTATTAGATAGCGATGGAGCGCTCATTTATCCCCTAATTTCAGTTGAAAGGACAGGAATGCAAAAAAGCTTGTCTAGAAAAGGAGCCTATCACGGTCTCTCAGGTGATAATATAGATGCAAATCGATTTGGTAGAATTACGTTGGCGCGGCGCATAGTAAGAGATAAGACTAACAACTATAGTGTTGCCGACAACAGAAAGATTTATGAAAATGTAAAACGTAATCCCGGCAGACAATCATATTATCCCAAAAGAGAAAATAAGAAAGTAGTCTACGAGACTTTGAGCATGCCAATGCCGATGTACGTAGACATGACCTATTCAGTATCGATAAGAACCGAATATATTCAACAGATGAATGAACTTATGTCACCATTTATAACTTTAGGCGGCGGCATAAACTATTTTGTTATTGGCAAAGACGGTCACAAATATGAGGTTTTTTTGAAAGAAGATTTAGCACAAACAAATAACGTTGCTAATATGGGTACAGAGGAAAGAACTTATATAACTAATATAAGCTTCGAAGTTCTAGGCTATATTATAGGCGAAGGTCCAAATGGAGACAGACCAAAAATAATTAAAAGGGAAAGTGCTGTCGAAGTGAAAATTGGGCGCGAAAAGACAATTTTTGGCGATATTCCAGAATATGGTAAGGGTAAATCTAAATATAGAGACTAAATAAGGGTTTTGCTAAAATAATTTACTAATTAATAAGAGAAACTACAAACTAGTTCAGCACAAGGAGAACAGTAATATGGCAGCGAAAGATTTTAAGTTCATTTCCCCAGGAGTTTTCATTAACGAGATTGATAACTCTCAATTACCAAACACGGTTGGGGATACCGGTCCTGTTATTATCGGACGAGCACAGAAAGGTCCAGGTCTAATCCCAACTACGGTCAATTCTTTTCAAGAATTTGTTCAAATCTTTGGAGCACCCGTCGCCGGTACCACCAACTCGGATGTTTTCCGTCATGGAAACTCGGTTGGTACAACCTATGGCGCATATGCAGCCCAAGCTTGGCTAAGAAACAACACTCCCGTAACTTATGTTAGACTAGTTGGCAAACAACACAACGACGCAACATCGGATGGCACAGAAAACAATGGTTTCGCCGGATGGCGCACCACCGTCGCAGAAGCATCGGACACTCAGGGCGAAGGCAGCGGTGGAGCATATGGTCTCTTCGTTGTTGTATCATCTTCCACTGTTGACCCAACGGGTACGCTAGCTGCTGTATGGTACGTCAATAGCGGTACCGTGGCTCTTAGCGGCGCCTCTTACGGCGTTGCAGGCGACGATGACTTGTTGGCAGATGACACCGGAACAGCAAACACAACTGCTTCTTTATGTCGTTATTTCAAAGCATCAGCAGCTGGAACCTGGAAGGCTCAAGTAAGAGTCGGCGGCACAACAGTATTGGATACCAAATTCAATATTACTGATGCTAGCTCAGAAAACTTTATTAGAAAGGTTTTCAATACAAATCCAACGCTATCAAATACGACTATTACGCCAACCGATTCTTTAGTCAAATACTGGCTTGGTGAGTCTTATGAAGACGAAGCAAGAATTATTTTGGACGAAGGAACAAGCGCAAATCAATATGCATTTATTGCACCACTTGAATCAGGTTCTACGGGCAACGCGGGTGATAAGACTAGAGACTATGCAGATCCACGCACAGGCTGGTTCATCGCTCAAGATATCACTCTAGATAGTGCAAACTATGATGCGCAAAATATGCAAAAGCTATTCCGCGTCATCGCAAAAAACACAGGGCGATGGGCATCTAGAAATCTTAAGATTTCAATCGCAGACCTTAGAGCGCCAACTGATGATTTCAATAGCTATGGCACTTTTTCAATTCAGATTCGTGATATGAAAGATACTGATAATCGTCCCAAGATTTTAGAACAGTTCAATGGTTGCAATCTGAATCCTGCATCTGAAAATTATATTGCAAGAAGAATTGGTAATACATATTTGACATGGGGTGACGAAGACAGAAGATATCGCACATATGGCGATTTCCCAAGCCGTTCAAGTTATATCTATATTGAAATGGCAGACGCCGTACACGAAGCGGCAACAGATCCTCAATATCTGCCCTTTGGTGTTTTTGGACCTCCTATTTTCAAGGATTTTCTTGACACTGCCGGTCAACCAAATAGTCTTGTAACCGGGGGCATGGACTATCAAGCTAAAAATCCAAAACTCGGCACTGTTAATCAAGAAGCTTGGGCAGGTCAAACTGTATCTGGTG